CAAAGTTCCAAATCAATTACAAGTTAAATGATGGAACGCTCATCAATCTTTACGCAGCAAATGTCCAGGAACTAGAGACAGGTCTTAATGATCTAGGTATGGTTTCATCTTTGATTAAAGCAACAGGTGCAGAGTTTGCAGGAGCACCAACACCAACAGTTGCAGCAATAGCACAGCAGTTCAATACACCAGCTCCAACATCAATAGCACCACCAACAGGTAGCGGTAACATCTGTCGTCACGGTGCAATGACACTACGTTCAGGTGTAGGACAAAAGGGTCCGTGGTCAGGCTATATGTGTGCAGCACCAAAGGGTGCGCCAGATAAGTGCGACACCATCTGGGTCCGATAACTAATGCGGGAGCCAAGTCAATACGAAGCTCCTAGTTGTGCAACAATCGGTGGTGACTTCTGGTTTCCTGATAAAGAACAGGAATCAGTAAGTCTCACCGAGGCCCAGTATGCAAAATCAATTTGTATGCGTTGCCCCCACCGCAGAGAATGTGCTGAGTGGGGAATACGCAAAGAGAACTTTGGTATATGGGGTGGACTCTCTCCAAGAGAACGCTTCCGTATTCGCCAACAACGAGGCATCAGATTAAATCAGGAGGACGGCGTTGCTTAATCTTTCCCGCGCTTGGAGTGGAGTGCTTACCAAAGCAACACCACTACCTGATGTGTGGAATGGGTTAGCAGTAGAAGGTATTAAGTTTCGCAGAGGCCAGGTATGTATGGTAGCTGCTGCACCTAATGCTGGTAAGTCTATGTTCTCCCTGATCTATGCAATCAAAGCCAAGGTTCCTACACTTTTCTTCTCCGCAGATACTGATACCACTACTGTAATGATGAGGTCTGTATCGCATCTATCTGGTCACTCACAAGTGACAGTCGAAGCAAACCTGTCTAACGATAGTAAGTATTACAATGCACACTTAGACAAACTTTCACACATCAAGTGGGTCTTTGATTCATCTCCAAACATTGATGACTTGGAGTTAGAGATCAGGGCCTACGTTGAACTCTATGGACAACCACCTGAGTTGATAGTCATTGATAACCTAATGAACATCACCGCTGAGACGGACAACGAATGGGCAGGACTTAGAGCAATTATGATGGAGCTTCACGATATGGCACGCAAGACTGAGGCCTGTGTGATGGTACTCCACCACGTATCAGAACAGTCAGAGTATGGGTCACCTAGTAACCCACCTCATCGCAGAGCAATTCACGGAAAGGTCAGTCAGTTACCTGCACTGATACTTACACTGGGCTATGACCCAACGCAAGGAATACTTAAGGTTGCACCGGTGAAGAATCGCTTTGGTAAACATACTGCAGACGGCAGTGTATTTGCACAGCTACTGGTAAACTACGCAGCAGTACAGATATCAGACCAAAATGAATTTGGTTGGATGCTAAGGAAAGATACGATTGCAGGATACCAGGGAGGGTATAATGTCTGAACAACAGTTATCAAATAAGTACCGAGATAATCTAAAGGTAGATGCACTACGTGCAGATGTTGATGCACTCAAGGTAGACCTCACCAACTTCGTTGGTGCGCTATTGCAATCTGGTATTGTCGAATTAGTTAAAGATGAAGAAGGCAACATCATCTATAAGATCAACAAGGTTGTATTGGTAGATGAGTCAGTACAACAAGACTAAAGGTTCTCAGTTTGAGACAGATGTAATGAAGTGGCTTCGTAAAAGCGGAGTCATTGCAGAACGTCTGACTAAAGCTGGGGCAAAGGATGAGGGCGACATCGTAACTGTTATCGCAGGAGAAACCTATATCCTTGAACTCAAGAACAGGGCAACTCTTTCCTTGCCTGAGTTCTGGAGAGAAGCGCAAGTTGAGGCGCTTAACTATGCTAAGGCTAGAGGTCTTGGGGAAGTCCCTCTGTCTTACGTAATAGTTAAGCGTCGCAACGCATCAATAGATCAAGCCTGGGTCATTCAGGACCTAGCCCAATGGATAAAGGAGAAACAAATGCCAGTACCAGGTGGAGAAATCACAACATCAGAGATACTAAAGCCAGTAGAAGAAGTAGTTGAAGTTTCAACTACCGAAGAGGATGAAGATGATTTGCCAAAACTGTAGAACAGCAGGCGAAGAGAACTGGGTAGCCCAGTACAAGCGTGCTGCTAAGTTTCACAGTAAGTGCGATGACAAGGGGTGTGTATGCCAGCACAAGACTGGTCCAGGGTACGTAAAGCGGGCAGGTACAAAGGTGCCGTTGATGCAAACACAATCCCCATAGCAGCAATTGTTTCGCACTTCGGAGGTGAAGTAAGAGAAGGTAAGAGCGCATCGGTGAGATGCTGCCTACATAGCGACAGTCGCAGGTCTGCCGTTATGAATACCTATGACAACCTGTACTTCTGCCATACCTGCGGTAAGGGTGGCAACGCAGCTAACTTAGTGTGCATACTAGAGAACTTGGAGTTTAACGATGGCCTCAAACGTGCAGTCGAAATTGCTGCTGGAAGCGGCGCAGCAATACGCCCAAGCAATAAGTCCAGAGGCTCTAGCTGTACTCGAAGGACGTGGGATCTCTGAAGAGACAGCGGGACTGTTCAGTTAGGGACTATTACTAACCCAATCAATGGTCACGAGATGTATGAAGGGTGGCTATCCATCCCATACATCACAGCTTCCGGTGGTTGTGTTGGCTTTAAGTTTAGAAGATTAGATGATGCCAAGCCTAAGTATGGTTCACCTACTGGGCAGAAGGCACACCTGTATAACGTATGTGACATCACTATTGACTCACCTTACATCGTTGTATGTGAGGGTGAACTAGATGCGATAGTTACTAGCGGTGAGCTTGGAATCCCAGCAGTGGGTGTGCCAGGTGTAGCTGCGT